CTATCACTTGTTTTAGTTAATCTAAATCTAGGATTTTTAACATTGTTTGCAGTTTTTAAATTAGTCATAGTAACTAGATAAGGTGTGTTTGCTGTAGCCCCTGTAAGAGCTACTGTTGCAGCACCAGTTGTTTGATTTACTGTTTTTATATGAATTAATCCTGCCATTAGCTTGACCTTAATCCATATATTTTACATTGAAATTTTGTCATTGTTCCACCATTATCACTAAAAAATTCTATACCTGCTATTTGTGTCATTTGTTTTAAAATTGCTATACCTTTCATCATGTAACCTCTACCTGAAGCATTTTGATTAATCATAGATGTATAACTTGATGAGTTCATTGGATTAAATATATAAGATAAAGAAGCAGAACCATCATCATCTGCTTCACCAAAACTTCTAAAGTCAGCATTTGTATGTGTTCTTTCTTGTGTAAATGTACCATCTGCTTTTTGTAACATTCTAGCTAAATCATAATTACTAGCTGTAACAATTTGACCATTACTATTTATAAATCTAGCATCAATAGATGTATTACCACTAAATCCTTCTTGATATGTTGTTATTTTATATATATCAAAATCAGTTGTAAATACATCAGTTATAGAAACGCTAGTTACAGAACTTGCAGTAGTATCACTAAGTAATCTTAAAGAACTCATAGTTGTTTTATTCCATAAAGTGTAAATACACCACTTGCAATATTACTAGCATTAGACATATAAATTCTTATTCCATCAACACTTGCATTTTGGTCATATATACCACCACCAAAACTTACTCTATAATTACCATCAGCTTGTATGTATGTTGATTGATATGTCACCATACTATTTTTAGAACTGTTGTGTAAATTATAAAAATTAATATACCCATTACCTTTTTCATTTGTTGCATTACCTTGATTTAAAGTATAAAAAATATTTCCTGTGTTGTTATCTCTACTTTCATTCTCAGAACCTGCTGCATTAATAGACCAAATACCTCTTTGATAATCGTTGTCAGTATCTACTGTTCCACCAACTTTAAACCTAATAGCAAATTGTTGGTCATCTGAAGCATTCTTTATATTTTCAGTTTGTAATACATGAACATCATATAGTTCACCTTTAATATTATCAAAATCTACTTGTGCTGTATCAGAAGTAATAGTTTGTTTTTCAATAAGTTCTAAACTACCACCAAGAAAACCTTGGCTTTCTAAATCGTGTACATCACTCATTGACAACACGCCTGTGTTTTTTACTTGTTGTTTAATACTTGAAGAAGTATCGCCTATATATCCATACGACATGGCTTACTCCTTTATGTTATCTCTAAATAACTTACAAATATTTCTACATCACTTGCTGCTGATGCTAATGCCTGAATTTTATCTCCAGTTTCTAAAACTATTTTAGAAGAACCTGCTAACTCTAAAGAAGTGTCTGCAGGAACTGACATTGTTTTAGCTATGTATGCTGTAGGTGAACCACCTGTATCAACTACTTGTACATCAACTGTTGCATCATTAACTCCGTCTACATTAGTTGCTCTAATAGAAAGAGCAATAGTTTGTGTAGATGCAGCTACTGCAGGAACAATATCTTGATTAGATGTTGTTAATGCTACATGATTTGCTTTAAATGTTTCTGCCATTTATATCTCCGTATTTCTATACTCCCATTACTATAGCACGAGCTTGTGTGCTTGTACTATTCGTAACAGAAATTGCTTCCATTATTAACCTAAATGGTAGTGACAATGAGCCACCAGCATCAGGTAGTAAATCTATATCTTCATCTATCGGTAAATTACCTATAGTGTCTATTGCTAAACTTCCACCTTCTTTAAGCATCATTAGTATACCCATTATGACAACGCTATTACAAGTCCTAAACTTGCTCCTGTAGATTGTGCTGCATTTTGTGCATCAACATATGCTTTAACTGATTGTTGTGAAGGAACTGATGTAGCACTATTACTAGCCATGTTATCTTCATCAACAAGTGTTAAGTGTGTAGACAAGGCAGCATGTGTATCTAATCTATCATTCATATCTACAAATACTTCAGCAAGCACTGCCATACGTACAGTAGTTCCTCCTTGATGATTAGGGTCTGTAGCATGTCTACCCTCTACATCTCTTGTAATAGTTGTTAATGTTTCATCAGTAGATTGTGTAACTAATATAACTTCTCTATTTGCAGAGTTATCAGGGTCTATTACTAAAAAATAATGTGTAGAACTATCACCTGAAGATGCACTAATTTTTGTAGTTCCATTTGTTGTTGGTGCATTAGTTAAAGTACCAGTAGTAGCACCACTAGCTAACAATGCAGCTAATGTACTTTCATAAAAATTTACTATTTTAGTTTTTCTGTCTGCCATTATGCTCCGTATCTCATTATACCATAAGGTGCAATACCTGTTACATGTATAGAAGTTACATCATCTAGTATTGTTTGTCTAGTACCACGTACTGTAAGTACAGCATACTGGGTATCTGAACCTTTATCAACATCTTGTATTACTGGATAACTAATACTTTCTACCACACCACGTATAATTTCTGATGGGTCAAATATTTCTAGTGTAACAGAGTTACCTTCTTTATTACGTAATTCAGAATACAATTCTTCACCTAAACCTTTTACAGTTACAGGTTTTCTAAATGGTCTTTCTACTCTATCACTAATATTTATAGGTACTTGTACAACTACTAATTCAGGTCTAGCTAATGCACGAAACTGTACAGATTTTACTTGAGGTGTAGCATTGTTTGCACCTGTTTTATTTAAAATTACTTTACCAACAATATATCTTGATACTTCAGCTATTTGTTTTTCTTGGTCTCCAGTACCACCAGTTTGTGTTAATGCATTAACAAAACTACTATCACTAGGATTATCTAATGCTTCAAACTTTGTACTAAATTCTAATTCTACTGAAGTATCAGTTGGCATAGTAAACGTAGATATTTCAGCTCCTACAAACTGTTTACTTTCTGCTGTAAAGAAATCTGCTGCTGACAATATAAGATAACCTGTTGTTTCATATATAGATGTTTCTTTATACACATCAGAACCTGATACAACAATTATAAACTTGCCATTACTTTGCGTTATTCCTTGTACATAACTATTGCCAGTAGTCTGTAAATCTCTAGCCAAACCACCTGTTGGTAGGTAATATCGCCACAAATTTACTTCGTTAGTTGCTTCTTTTACACCCATATAAACACTATCACGACTTACAAACATTGCATGTGGAGTAGTATCTATACTATCTATAACCCATTCTTTAACTAATTGTCTATTAGCAAGAACATATAGATTATCTAAAGCTACTAATTCTGCTTTATACAAACGTCCTACGTCTCTAGCAACTTCTTTAGTTCCAAAAAATATAATACCTTCAGTTGCTGCAATAGAATGTACTTCTTCAAAAGGTATTTTTGTTTGCCCTTGATTAACAAATGCACCACTTGTAAGTTTAAATGCATATATATTTCCATCAGTACTTGATGCTAATACAGCAGCACCACCATCAATAACTCCTGATATTTGATGAGTAGGTTCTACTTCTATTATGCTATCTGCATCTTGTAAATCAGAACCACTCCAAGTTTTATTAAATGGACTTACTTCCCAAATATATTCTGCAGTACCATCATTACCACTTATCCATAATCTATTTTTAACAAACCATATACCTGTTAAACCACCTGAACTTGTTTGTGCTGTAGTTCGTACAGACCAAGTGCTAGTACCATCAAACTCAATTAACTGTGAACCTGCTGTACCATTTTTTGTTGTAAGAAATAACTTGTTACCAAATGCAGCTATACCTGTAAAATTATGTGTAGCATTGTTTGTTGCAGCATTAACTTCAGTCCATGTATCTCCATTTGTAGAATAATAAACACTCGTATTATCAGTTACCCACATTTTTCCATCAGTTGTTTGGGCTAAATAATTATTACTTCCTGCAAACTGTAAACTTCCACCTCTAACATTTACATCAGATGTAGTAAATAATAAATGTAAATGATAAGAAGTTTCATCATCACCATGAAATACATCTACACCTTTACTATCCCAAAATCTATTTACGTCATCAGGTTTACCATTTATTCTATGTGCAGTATCTAATCCTTGACCTGCTGAAAAATTGTTTCTTGAATATATACGTCCTAGATTAGATGTAAAATCTTCAGGATTTTGTTTTACATTTACTTGTTGTCCTGCTCTAACATCAGATGATTGTATAACCATTTGTCTTTCAGGACCAATAGCACTTCTTAAAAATATGTCATCAAGTTTTATATCGTAACCATATCTTTTAGGGTTTGATATGTTAGAAGTATTTGCAATTCTAGGCATTACGTACTCGGATAAGTAATACTATTAAATGATACTGGTTCAGGAAATCTAGCTCTTAAATCTTTTCTAGCTTGTTGTATTAATAATTGTTGATATTGTAATAAAGCATTTCGTATTGTATTACTACTTCCAATAGGTACATTGGATACATTTAATTGTTCACTTATATATGATGCATCTATATTTGCTATATCTTTACCTGCAACTAATTGTGCAGCTACACCTGCCATAACAATAGGTTCATATTCATTTTCTAATCCTATAGAAGTTAAAGTAGTGTCTTCGTCTGTAATAGCTACAAATTTCTTTTTGTAAGTTACATAAATTGTTTTGCCTGATGTGATACCAAATGTTTGCATAGCATGTACTACTGAAGGACCTGATGTATATGTTACTGTTTGACTAGCACCATTACTATCAGTGTATGTAAATGGATTAGGTAAGTCTACAAGTTCTACTGATACACCTCTAAACTGAGATATTGTACTGTCTTGTCCACTATCAAAATCTGTATATTGTGATATAGCTTTTACAGGAGCAACTAAATAATTATCACTAGCACCATCTAGTACATTAATACCAGTTGTTGCGGTAATTGACTTAGTTTCTACTGCAAATAATGTTGGATATAAGTTTTCTATTTGGTCAGATACTGCATCATATACAGCTTTTCTAGGAAATGTTGGAGCTATTTTTATTAAATCTCCTGCTGAATGTGCAGTTTTAGTAGTTCCTCTTTGTCCTCTTTTAACAGTAATTTCATTAGTAACTTGATTTAATGCAGTTGAATACATTAACTCTTGACCAATTTCTAATATTGCACCTGCATCTAATGCATCTTCTTCTTCAACAGAAAATAAATTGCCATCATATGCAATAGTTGTATCTGTATCTGATATAGCACCAGTAATATAAGAGTAGCTTTCTACCTTATCAGGTGCTTCTAAATATTCTCTATAAACCCTATCTACTAGGTTTCCTACTGTGGTACTCATTTATACCTTAGGAAGCTCTAAATATTAAAGTTATTTTTCTATCTGCAGCTTCTGAACCATCAGATGTTATTCTCAAATATCCTGAAGAAGCAAAAGCCCAACCACTAGGGTCTACTCTTACAACGTTACCTGCTGATACTGAGTATGTTACTTCTGTACCATCAGTTTCTACTACGTCATAAAATGCTGTTTCATCTAAAGAATAATCAAAAGTAACATTTGAACCTGTCATTGCAGCAGGAAATATAATTCCTGTTAATAACATTCCATCAGTGCTAACTACTTTAGAATTGCTAGCATTATCTGATATGTCTATAAGTGCTTCTTTTGCTATTGATTTACTAAAACTCATAATCTCCTACTTTAGCAGAAGAAAAGGGAGGAAGGTGGAGTTCCCCCCTAATCTTCAATATTTTATTTAGGCAATGTTAGAAATATTACAATGGTACTGAGGTGGACCGAAGTCATATCCCATTTCCATGTATACTGCTTTACCCATTCTTGCGTTATCGCCTTGGTCAAGGTCACGAATAAATACTGTGCCTTTTCCAGGAACGTTAAGGAAGACTGGTGTAACAAATGCCAAGTCTATAATGAATGCTTTACCACTTGGTAGGTAATCAGACAATGCTAATCCCATAGCTCCAAATGGAGTTACGATAGTGTCAATGTCAACACCTCCGACATTTCTGTCTCTAGGTAGAATACCGCCAGTTAAAGCACCTGATACTGTTGGGTTAATAAGTTCTTTATTAAGGTCCAACAACATTTGTGGAGAAACGAATAATACTGGTTCTCTCATTGGAGCGCCTGCATCATATAGTTTCTTCATAGCACCTGCTATGGTATCCCAGTGAATTTTTTGGTCTGTTCCTGAGCCGTTACCTGCGGTGTCATTAAAATAAATGTTTCCGCCTGATAAATCCATATGAGCGTTAATACCTCTCATTTGTCTATCAGATGATGTTCCGTCAGAAAAAGCACCATTAAATGCTTGATACTCTGCTTTTTTAGCGACAAGTTCTAATACCAACTCAAGTTGAGCTGCCATCTCATCATTAATAGGGTTAGTACCCTCTAATGATAATTTGTCAATACTGTTTTTATAGTTTGCTGCCAAATCAAATGGCACAATTTCCCCATAAGCTGCTTGAGCAGTAAATGTTACTTGTACTGCTTCATGGAATATCTCAAGTACACCTTGTACTGCAGCACGTGAACGACCATTAAAGTTTGGTGCGCCACCTTCTGTGCCTGGTGTTACTGAAGATACAACAGCATTATCAACAGTTTGAAACTGAAAGAAAGTACTTTGAATAGCTTTTCCGCCAGTTAATCCACCAGTTGCTGATAATAGAGGAGTTCTATGAGGTGTAATTTTAAATAATTCACCTGTAAAGTTATTAATCTCATTTGCTGAGATTGGGCTAGGGCTGCCTATAGCTGCCATAACGACCTCCTACATTTTATTTAGTTGTCTTATACTTAAATTATTTTTGCTTCTGAGCTTCCATCAAATTTAATTTAGTTCTGATACTGTCTTTTGCGTTACCAGTTTCAGTTACTTTTTGTAGTAACTCAGATGCATCTTGTGGTACAACTGATTGTGAACTTTGTTCAAGTGCTTCTACTCTAGCTCTAGCATCACTCTGAACTGCAGTCTCCTGTCCAGGTTGTGGTGTTTCCTGTGCAGTAACACCCTCAGCTTCATAGCCATACTCTTGCTTTGCAAAATCTAAAAGTGCTTCATTGTTAATGTCACCTTTATACACTTGCTTTAATGCTTTACCAAATCCAGTGCTTGGGTCTAAGCCAATATTCTTGACAGTACTATCCATTTCTTTATCTTGAAAGGAAGCTAACTTAGCTTCTAAGTCAGCAATAGTATCGTCTTTTCTTTTGATGGTTTCACGCATCTGCTTAGCTCCTGAACCTTCTTCAGTAGCATCATATTGTTCGTCTGTCATTTCGTACCTCCTCACAGTGTTACCCTTGCAGATAAGCCCTGTGGACACTTATCGTGGGGCTACAGACCACACTTGACTTTAGATACTGTAGCTCTAACTAAAGTCCTTTACTCTACGATTTTAAGTACAAGATTTCAACGTAGGACTGAAATCCGATATGCAGGTCATTAAGTGGACCACGCAACACTATACACATAGTATACACTATTCTTCTACAAGTCCAACTATTTCGCCAGTTCTTGCTCTAGCAGCACCTAAATCAGCACCACCAATTTCAGATTGTATTTCTGCTTGTATTCTTGTTAACCTTCTTTGTGAAGCAACATCACCTAAAGCTGCTTCTTCTAATGTAGATACATCTAATTCTCTGCCTATAGTTTCAGCTAATTCAATAGTAGGTTGTGCTGTTTCATATAGTTGTTTAGCAGCATCTACTGTTAATCCTGCTTTTCTTAATTCTTCAAATCTACTAAATGATTGTGTAAATCCTCTAATACTTCCTTGTGCTTGTAGTTGAAGTGTTTGTATATCTCCACGTAATACTTTGTCTGATATATCTTTATCTACTAATGCACCAAATATTGTTGGAGCATCAATGTCAATACCATATCTATCTCTATATAATTTTTCTACTTCAGGTATTTGATTTACTACTTGGCTATAAACTAAATCTACTCTTTGTTGAAATTCTGCTGCAGATACTTCTCCTGCAATTAAATCTTCAAATTTTTTATTAAATTGTTGTGTATCTGTAATACCTACTTCAGATAATGTTTCTGCATAACTTGCTCTAGCAGACATAGCTTCTGCTTCTGACATAATTAATGAACCATCTTCTCTGCGTAAAAAACCAAACTCTGATTTCCATTCAGTAGAGTTACGTGTTTCAGCAATAGCCATAGCACTATCATCATATTTAATCCATGCATCTGCATATCTACGTAAAACACTTTCAGGAAAAAACGCATATAAACTTCTAGCTGTAGCTAATGCAGTTTCAAAATTAACACCAGTACCTGTATCTGTAGTAGTTGCACCACTTGGAGATGTACTCCAATTTTGTGCTAGTTTTCTTTCTAATTCAGATTGTGTTTCACCTTCACGTCTACCTTCTTGTGCAGTAGAAACAGCACCATCTTTATAAATAGTTACTTGATTGTTTACACCTTCTACTATTGGTTTAGTAGCCATTAACCCTCCAAATACCCTGCTGACCTAGCTATACCAGTACCAAATGCATCTGATAATCCACTAGCAAAGTCATTGACTGTTTTCTGATAACCACGTTCTAAACCTATACGTTTTAAATCACTTCTTGATTGTGTTTGATTATTTAATTTTATTGCATCAAGTATTGCAACATCATCATCTGCAGGTGTTATACCCCATAAATCTGCTGCTTGTGATTTGTAAGTGTTAAGAATGTTTTGCCATTTAACATCTCTATCATACATGCCATATTGCACCATTCTCATATCTTTTAATTCTTCAATAAATTTATCTTCATAGCCACCTATGTTACGTATATTGCCTGCTATTTCTGCAATATCAATTTGATTATGCATATGTTTTGGTATATATGTATTTAATAAAGATTGTACTTTAGTTTCACCAGTGCTTATAGGAGTAACATCTCCTGCAAGTTCAACTAGCTTTGGGTCTTTATCTATTTTAAAAAATGGGTCTAACAAAGCAACAACTTGATTAGATGATTTAGTTGCAGACCAAGTTCCACTAGCCCAATTTTTTGCAATATACTCTGCAGCTTTATCAGATATTTCTCCACCTAACGTTGTAGCTTGAGTTTTTACAGCGTTAAAATATTCAGCTTTCTTATCTTTATAACCAATAGGATTAGTAGCTCTTTCTATAGCACCATTATATGCTGCTTTACTTAAATTATATTTAGTAAGAAACTCTGCCATTTGTGCTTGATTTAATTCATAGCTACCTGTTTCTGCAAAGTTTTCTTGTACTATATTTAAATAATCACTATCTTTCCACCAATATAACTCGTCTGCAATAATGCTCATATCATCTATAAACGATTGCACAGGACTTATATCTACTAAGTCTGATTTTAATTCTGCGTAACTACCTGCTGATACTATTTGTCCACCAATACTTAAATTATTAAATTGATTTAAAGATACTTTTTTATTAGGTAATGTGTTAACAACTTCTTGTTTTAAAGCACCACGTTGTAGTTCTTCATCTATATCAGTAATAACAGATACTTCATTTGCAGGTACATACCATAAAAAGAAAGTACCAGTAGCATCTTCATACCCCATAAAGTATGCAGTATCAGTTCTACCACCTTCTGTTAAGTTACCTTCTTCGTCTGCTTTAGCACCTTCAACTACTATTATTTGTGTACCTTTAGGTCCGTAAGTTATTTCACTCATCTATCTAACATCTTTCCTACCCAACTATAAGAGTTATATTCTTCTTGTTTAGGCATTGAAGCAATTTTTTCTGCTACTTTTGCAGTCGGTGATATTTTAGCTGTTTCTTGTAAATTTGCTATTACTTGGTTTCCATAACTTTCATTATTTTTAGGAGCTTTATAACCTGGTATTATGTATGGCATTATTGGTTCTAGTATTTTTTGAGCAGCAGGTTCTGCTACAGCATATCCAATTAAACCTAACTCATACATATCTAAATAATTTAACCCACCTATAGCAACTTTTTTTAATCTGTTTTTTAATATTTGTTTTAATTGATTACCTTTTAATGGTGCATTAGGTGTGTCTATAACAATATCATCAGATATATTATTTATTGCATCATCAATTTGTTGTTGTTCTAATTCAAATGCTTTGTTAGTTTCTGCAACTTCATCAAAACCTTGTTGTTCCATAGAAAAAGATGTATCATCATCTATCATTGCAGGGTCAGATAATCTATCTGTATTTTCATTTAACCATGCTCTAGCTTTACCTTCTTTATCAAAACCACTATCAAGATACCAATTAGCAAAATTTTCTGCATCTTCAGGAGATAAACCTTTTAAAAATTCTCCTTCAAATTCATTTATCAATTGGTCAAAACTTTTAATTCCTGCCTCATTTGCAATAATTTGTTTTGATATATCATCTAAACTTCCTGATATTTCTGGTGTTGCACTTAAAGGTTTTTTAAAATTAGTTTCTGCTTCTTGAACATTATCAAATATTTGTCCTTGATACATTTTGCCTTGTTTCATTCGTCCATCTTCATAAAAATCAGATACTCTATAACCTGATTTTCTTTTACCTGATGCTTCAAAATATCTTAATTCTTTTAATTCAAGTTTGTTATCAGCATTTACAATATATCCATATTTACTAGGATATTTACGAGGTCCTCCTGATTTCTTTTTTTGTCTTAATTTAGTTTCCATAACTTCAGGACGATTTTTATTAGCTTCTTCTATATTGTCAAATAAAGGTGTATTTACAGTTCCAAAATAACTTACTCCTTTGTTAGTTGATTTGAATTTTCTATAATCACCAAATTGTGATTTACGTACTTCAACAACTTCTAAACCATTTTCAGTTACTTCCCATGTATATTTACTTGGGTATTTCCTAGGTCCACCACGTGGTTTTTTTTCTTCCATTATATTTGTCCTAACATAGCTTCAATTAATGATGCCTGTTGTTTTCTAGCTGCATTAGCTTGTTCTATAACAGACACTTCTTTTTCTAAATCTTGTTTTATTTGTCTACTTACAGCAGCTTCAGGGTCAGTTATTTGAAATATATCTGTACGTAATGCTTGTTTTGTAGGGGTAACTAACATATCATCAGGTAGTCCTTCTATGGCAGGCACTTGTTCAAATATATTATTAGCTCTAACTGCTTTTTCTAAAGCAACTAATTGTTTAAATCTATCAGAGTATTTTTCTGCTAATGATGTTGAATATCTATTTAATTCTTTTTGTGTTGCATCTCTAGGTACTATTTGATTAACTACTTCATTTAATGTATCTTCCATTTCATCAAATGTAGGTATTGTATATCTTGCAGCTAATACTTGTAGAGTTTGTTCATCTTCAAGTTTTTTTTGTAATTCTTCTTGTTTACGTACATCTCTACCTACACCTTGTACAGCTTGGTCTAACATAGCTCTAGCAAATATTATTTCATCACTTTCGTTTTCTAAAAAACCATATTGTCCATCTTTATACTGTTGTATAAGTGCTATACCTTCTTCACTATCTATATTTATTTTAAAATTTTTGTCTGCATATTCCATTAATATAGACAACACTTGTTCTGTTTTTTGTCCAAACTGGTCTTCATCATCAAAATAATCTGAAGCTACTACACCATTTCTTACTAAATCATTTTGTAATCCACCAATTAATTCAGGTGATATTGTTTCGTTATATAGTGCTGTAAAACCTTTAGGAAATATAGAAGGCAATGTAAGTTGGTCTAAACTACCTGTTTCAGAGTTATAAGAATAAAATACTCTTTCTCCAGTTAATGCACCTAAATCAAACCCTACTTCTTGAAATGCTTTTTGTATACTTTCATCAACAATATTTACAACTTCATTTTCTTCAACAAGACCTTCAGCTCCTGTGTCTTGTTTTACTACTGCTATTTCATTTATAATAAAATCAATAGCTTCTTCATCTTGTGTTTGTAAAGCAGCAACTACTCTATCATAAAAACCACCTAATGCTTTTCTACCTTCAGCACTGTCTATTTCGTCAACAGTTATTCCGAATGTATCAAATATTTTTTTCTCTAACTCAGTCATTAAATATACCCATTACCTCTGTATCGTCTCTAAATAATCTACTGTAAACACCTATCCAAACGTATTTGAAATCAGGATACTGCTCAATAATTGACTTAGCAATTTGTGCAACACCTAATCGTAATGCTTTTGCTTGTGTATCTCCACTTGTTAACCACCATTCAGGATTGTCAGTAGGTGACAATTCAGCAGATATTTCTGCTGCTTGTGTCCATACAGGGTTAAACTCAGCAAATGCCTTACCACTTTCTGTAGTCATTATAGTATCATTATTTAACCATTTATTCTGCATTTCTTCCAATACTACTTTTGCTTTTACTGGATTAATTAATCCATAATCTCTTTGAAATCCTGGTAAGTCATTAATTAAATAGTTTCTATAAACACGTAACAATACTGTTTCTTCTTTACTTGTTAAACCCATAGCTTCTACTTGTTCTTTAAATGCTGTATATCTAAAATATCCTAACGTATCATTTACTTGTCTTTGATATTGTTCAGGGTCTAATGTTTCTATATCACCTTTGTTAAATGCGTCATACATTTGTGAATAATTTCTTTCATCATAAGGACTATCAGGTAATACATAATATTTAGACAATGGAACAGCGTCTAATACTTCTTTATTTTCTGATTGAAATTCTGTAACTCTATCTGTAAATGATTGTCTACCTACTTTAGATTGTGTCTTAGGTGCTGTTAACCAACCATGTTCTATACCATATATAGATACAAATTCATTAAATGCTGCAATATTGTCATTATCATTTGCGTCAATTAATTTTGTATATTCTTTGGCAAGTTGTTGTGTACCCCAATATTTACCATTCTTGTCTTCTATATAATATCTTGGTGTCCAACCTGTAGGTAAAAAGAACTGTGATACTCCTCTAAATAAATATAATTTAGATGCTTGAAATTTAGAATATTCAAGATATGCTTCGTCAACTGTAAGTCCTCTATCTAAATATCTATCTAACTTACCTTGTTCTGCAAGAGCTTTATCTCTACCAACAGCTTTACCATACTTGTATACATCAATAGTTGTAGATGCACGTAATTGTGATGCTTCATCTCCTACACCAATAGCTGCTGTAATTTTTTGTAACCATGCAGGTAAAGGTATTGCTTTATCAGGTGGACCAAACTCACCATATAATAATCCACGTACTTCATTTCCTAGTCCGTGTCTTGGTAATACTTTGTCAGCTAATATTCCTACATAAGGTAATGGTGCAGGAACAAACCCTTGTCCTAATAAATTTATTCCTTGCACAAATCCTTTAGGTGCAACTCTTACATCTGATTGTTCTCCAAATATAGAGTTAGTAAGAAAGTCAGAACCAGGGTATACAAACATTTCACTGCCACTACCACTAGGGTCAGGTGCAAAGAAACCCTCACCTGTATAACCAACAGCATCAGAACCTCTAGCACCAGTCACTGCAAGTTGTGCTTGTCTTGCTCTGTATGGGTTATTTATAAGTAACTTGCTCCATGTTTGTGCAAGTTCAAACCATACTTCAGGGAATGGAAATATGTTTCTAGTTATATCAGATATTAAATGTTTTTTAGATGCGTCATATAATAACTGTTTTGTAGCAGATAAACCATATGCTTTACTCTGTACGTTCGCTAAATCATAATCATCTATCTTACGTGCTGCAGTAATACCTTTTTGACCTTGTAATTCTTCTATAAGTTTTTTAGGTATTTTTGCTTCTTGTGCTTCTTTTATAAATTTAACTTGTAAATCATCTGACATACTTCCAAAGTTATCACTTACCCATTGCCATCTATATTGTTTAAATACAACAGACCTAGATAAATATGCATTAGGTTTTGTCATTAAGTGTTTAAATGCAATATCTACCCATTTATCTAATGCATTTTCTGCTTTACCTAAAAATCCTGTAATTGGTGGTTGTGGCTTGTGATATTTAACTAAACCAAACTCTACACCTTCATCTACAAAACTAGATAAACCTTTATATATTTTACCTAAATGGTCTTTACCATATTCTTTAGTTACGTCATTAATAAAACCAATTTTTGTACCACTAGGTGTTTCTAATTTACCTGTCCAAATAGCTTCACGTAATCTAGCGTCACCACCATATGCACCAAACTTGTAACTATATTTATCTCCTGCAACATAATTAACACCTTCTTTTAATAACTCACCTGTTTTCATTCTTATTCTTGCTTCTACAGATGCTAGGTATGCGTCCATATCATTTGTATTAGTAAGTAATCCTTGCATTTTTTTACCACCTAAACGTGCTAAATCTTGTCTTAGTGATAATGCAGCTTTACTTCTAAACCATGCCTTTGATGTGTCATTAAAACCATTCTCAGCTAAATATCTAGCTATAGGGTCATTACGTAATTGCATAAGTTCAAAGGCAATACCTTGTATGTAATTGTCTTCTCCTTTTCTTAAAGCAACATAATCTCTACCCATTTTGCCTGCTTTAGTAGGTCTACCTCTTAATGCTCCTGCAGTCCAGTTACTATTAGTAACTTCTGCAAATTCAAGACTTTCTCTAAGTTTTCCACTATCTACACCACCTGCAGAAATAATATCTTTACCTTTTATATTTACATTGTGACCATGTGACCTAGCCCATATCATGTAATCTGCAGGGTGAGTAAACATACTGTCTACACCTGCTGCTGCCATTCTTAAACTTTCTTCTAAGAAAACTCTAACAAACCAAGCACCTCGTAAAAGTACTAATGGTTTAAATAAATTACGTGTCATGTAATCAAGTGTTAATGTATATGCATCATCTGTAAGTCCTTTGCTAGGAATTAAACCTTTAAAGTTTGTATCACCTTTAAGCAATTGAACAGCATTTTGTTTTGTATGTTTAAGATTAGCTCTAAGTCCACTTTCAAACTCATCACCATATGTAGTAAATACTTTGCCCATAGCTCTGTTAATTAATCTATAATCCATAAGTGGTGCATATAATTCAGAACCTTCTGCTAATAAATGCAATGAAGGAACAAGCATTTCTACTTTTTCTCCATTAGGTCCACGTTCAATTATTGTTTCTACAACATCACCAACAAATGGCATGTTGTCACCAGTTAAGCTATCTACAAAATATTTTCTAATATCTGCATTTGTTTCAAATATTTTTTTAGCAATCATTGTTGATGGTAAACTTTTACCACTAGCTTTAGCTCTTGCTTCGTCTCTTACTATTTGTTGATATGCAAATCTTTGTATTTCTTCAAAGTTACCATCTTCAATATCTATAAGTTCATCTACTATAGGTTTCATTTCATCAAACTTATAACCAGTAGCTTGCATATGTGATATTAAATTTTTAACTGCATTATGTCTGTTTGTAAAAGATAAACCTACTTCAGGTGTAACACTTAATGTTTTATTCCAATATGGTTTTAATCCTGAACGTAATGTAGCACTAAAGCCCATAAGTTCTGCAAAACTATCTGTTGCTACAGGTTCTTGTTTAAGTACATTACCTGTACGTTTTAAACCACTTGCTAAATAACCACCAATACTTCTAAATGCAGCGTCTTCTTTACCTATAGCAGATAATGCCTTACCTGCAGTTCTTTTCACAATGTTTTGACTTTGTGATAATTCTTGACCTGTAAGGGCAGATTGTCTTAATACAGCATTAGTAAGTCCTGATTGTTTACCAGGCATTTGCGTAATTACACCTGTATCAAATAAATTATCTAATATATCTCTAACTTCTAAATAACTTTTACTATCTGCAATTTGTTTTGCTATTGTATGGTCAAGTTGGTCTAATCCTGGTGTACTCATTATTTTTGCTACGTTATCTTCTTCTGTTAATGCACGTGTTACATTTCTACCAAAAGGACTATTCATTAAATCACGTGTTGTATTTTTAAATAAAGATTTACGTGTACCACTAATTACACCTGCTTGTTTGTAAAGTTTACGTCCTGCTCTAAAATCTGCTTTGTCTTCAGGTGATAATGTTCTAATTAACTGACCATTACGTCCTGATATTTTTACAGGTTTATCTATAAATGGGTCAACACTATCTCCTAATGCATCTATGTTTTTATTAAATGTATTTAGATAGTTATCTACTTTTGTTGCATTTCTTGTATCTAGTAATTTATCTACAGTAGTTGCAGCTCTACCTAATTTTCCTAAAGCACCTATACCTTTAGCTAATGGTAAGTCTGCACCTAACATTGCACCTGCATCAATAATTCCTGACATAACATTTGCAGCAGTTGTGCCTGAAGGTATTACATTGTATGTTATAGCTCTACCTGGACTGTATGGTTGTAATACTCCAGTATCTAATCCTCGTTTATTTCTCCACCAGTTAGATACACTAAACCAATCGTTAATATTATTTGGTTGATAATCAGTAGTACGACCTTCATAAAACATAATTTTATTTGGGTCATTTAAAGATGTATATTCTTGTATTCCTAATGCTTCGTTTGCTTTTATAGGTGTACCCACATTATCATAAAATATTTTTCTTGCTTCTTTTTCAGAATATCCCATATCAACAAGTCTGTGATAACGTGCATCATCTTCTGCTAATATACTTTCAAATAAAAACTTTCTTCCTTCTTTTTGATAATTAACAGGATTACCTTGTAGAGCTTCTTTATAAGCTGCCCAAAACGCAGTTTCTCCTGCCATATCTCCTGCTTCTTTCCACATATTTACATAAGAACGTAATTCACCCCACATGTTTTTATCTTTTCCAATATCAGGAACTGTTGTGTTAGATACAAACATTTGTAAATTAGATTGTGCTTCTTCAGGTGTATATCCTTCTTGTAACCATTTATCGTAAAACATTAAATCAGCAACATATTTTTGTTGTCTGTTTATTTTACGTAATTTTTCTCCTGCACTTTCTAATGCAAGTAACGCCCATATACCTAACTCTGCTTCACCTGTTAATGCTTTTTTTAAATTTAAAGTCATATCTTGATGTTCAGGATATAAATATTCTCCATTAGCATCAGTAGATGCAAGTTCCCATGCAGTCTTACCTGCTTCTGCTTGTTTAACTGAATACTTATCTGCAACATTTTCTACTGCAGGGCTTTCAGGATTAACACCTAACATAGCCATAGGAGTAAGCAAACCTTTAGGTAAATTTGGATATCTTTTACTTATTGCAATTAAATTTTTAGCTACATCTACAGTTACATTTTTTTTAAGATTTTGCCATTTAGTATTTCTAGCTTCGTTTTGTTTTAATAAATCTTCTTCGTAAACTGGGTCAGGAAAATACATTAGTTACTCCCTTGATTAATCAACTCCGATATTATTGAACTTGGCATTATTTGATACATTGCAGCTAATAACATGTTCTCATCTTCATCAATAGCTTGCATAGGCGGACTTCCTGCACCTAACATAGCTCCTTCTGTTATAGGTTCTGCAGGTCGTTCTGTTGGTGCAAATACATTTGGTATAGATACTTGTTGTTGTGCAGGTAAGGGAGCAGATTGTTGTTGTTCTACTAATTCTTTACCTTCACCATATGCTTGACCAGGTATTCTTCTTATAGGTTGTGTACTACTACCTGCACCACCATCTGTTCTTGCAGATAAAGCACCTGGTCCACTTACAGCAGCAGGTTTACTTGGTTGTCTATATCCACCTCTACTACGTTTCTTTGCCATATTCCTCCATTACAACTATATAAATACCTGGGTATGGACAAATAACTTCGTAAGATTGGTCAATATTAAGTATTTGTGTATCACCATATTCTTCGTGAATTAAACTCCAAAATTCATTTTCTATAAAATCGTCTGTAAATGCCATTATACAAGTCCAAATGCTTCTTGAATACTAGGTGTTTGTTGTGGCATAGCTTGAGCCATTTGTTGTTGTTCAATCATTGCCATTTGCTCAGGGGATAACTGAGGTTCTTCAGGTGTGTAAAATTGTTTAAGTATTTCTGTCATAGCGTTTGGATTTTCATATACAGCTATAACTGCCATAGTTGCAGCAGCATCACCTTGTGCTGACCTAGATAATACACTATCAAACAATACAGTTTCTGCTTTGTTTTTACGTATACGTTCTTGTACTTTTGCAATATTTTCTAATCCATCAATATTATCTTGCAAAGTTTCTACATCTATAACGCCTGCTTGTAGTAACTGTAAACCTGTAACAATTTTTTGTGGCTCATCAAATCCTGCCATAACACCATATATACGTCTTGTCTTATGGTCTCCACCAATATCATTAAGTGGTTTATAGTTTTCAGAAAAAGATGTTCCATTAAAATAACCTGCCATAGGTTTACTGTTTGCACCAGTTTCTAATGTAATAATTTCATCTAGCTCAAGTCGTTTGTTGTCCATTTCAGATACACCGACTTTTATTATTTCTCTGTACTCATTAATCATAAGTGACATAGAACTATTTAATTCTGCAAGTCCTGCACCAGTAGCTACGCTTGCAGGTGATTGGGCATCATCAGTTACTGGGTAACCGCCTACAAGCCGTAACTGTCTTTCTAACCTGTCCACTTGTTGGAATAGCTGATATGGTATGTTATTCGCAGGTTTAGAAACTTGTGTACCTGGAGCTAAATAGTTAACAGCAAATCTACCTTTACGATATTGCCCACTTTCTAGCTCACCTGAAATATTTGTTTCTGTAAATACAGCGTCTTCCATAGCAATAGCTGACATAATATTTATTTTTGCCATCATTGCCATAAGACCTATTGTGTGGTCATACTGACCTTTTAATTCATCAAAACTAAATCGTTTCATAAATACAAAAGGAACTGTACTTAATGGATTAGGTATATAGTCAAACAGTTGTCTAGTTTCAGGATATACAATGTATGTACCTGTAATGTCATAGTATTCAATAATATCTACACCTTGACCAGTATTGTCTTCCCAATCTGCTTTTTGTACATTACCTCTGTCATAACCAATAAGTGATGTACTTGAATTAGGTGTAGCACCTGTTTTTTTCTTTTCGTTTGGTTTAAGAATTACATTTTTATACTCAGGATATATTTGTGCAAGTTTCCATCTAGGTACACTTCTAAGTATTGCTAACTCTTGTGGTTTTTGGTCAGGACCAAAGTTACCTGGAAATGTATCATATGGGTCTCTTAATTCTGCTTGTGGATATACAAAACCATTTTTATCCATCTTGCTATTAATAATCCATGCACAATAACCATAACCTGGTAGCCATCTAGCAGCTTGTGCTAATTGTAAATTTAATCTTTGCTTTTCGTCATACGATGAAACAATGCGTTCTAATTTTTCTGCACGTTGTCTTGCTCTATCACTTTCATTATTATTTAAAACATCAACACGTACTTGTGGTACACCTGATATTTTTTGTGCAAGTCTATCAATACCTGACTGTAATAAATTAGGAGCAGGTAATAAATCTGCATCTGCAGTATCCATTTGATTACCTAGTAATGCACGGATACCATCTGAACCACCATTAAGTATTGCTTTAATTCTATATTTATTTAATTGTCTACTATCACTAGGAGTTCCTGCAACTAATTCTTGTGCTGCATCAATAACTTCCTGTGCTGACTTCCTGTCTAAATTTATTGCCATGGTGCGTCATTCATCTCTGTTATATTATAACCACTAAAACTTGGATTGTATTCCATTCCTACCTCTGCTAAATGTTCTTTTTGTACACGTCTGAATACTTTCATAGGAAACCAACCTGCCATTACAATATCAGTTTTATGCTTGTTTCTGCTTGAAACTGGTTTACCATCAAAGTACACTAATTGTCTTTTATAACTATCTATTTTAGCTTGACTTTCCGAATTGCCATAAGGTAAATGAATTTTATTTGCCTCAAACAATTCTGCCATTGCACCTACACCATATAGTGGGTCGTGTTTATTTTTGCCTGTAAGATGTCCTTGTAACAAAATACCTGTACGTAGTGTTAACTCTTTTATATTGCCATCTTGTCTGATAGCTGTTTGAAATCCATTTTCTTCTATTATCCAATGTGACAAATCATATTTATGCCACCAGTCACTAATTATTTGTGCAGCAGCTCTAACACCACCACCTTGTTGATTATCTATATCTATACAATAAAGTTCTGAGTTATATGTGTCTATACCCCACAATACTGCAGCTTGATAACCACTAGCTGACGGGTCAAGTCCTGCAACAAGTTGTAATTGTTTAGGTATAGTTCCTACAATTAAATCTGTACGTTTACAACTATCTACAGCATCAGGACTAAATATCTGTGTGCCTTGTACATATGCTTGATTAAAATAAACCATCTCAAATATCTGTCTACCACCTGTTGTTTCTGCAGCTTTCATTCTTGACATTAACCATTTGTGTGAACGTTTAGTAGACCATAACATACAGTCTTTGTGTTCTTCGTGTGATACTTCAGGTAAGTCACATTCTAAATCATGTGCAGTTTCTACAATAGATGTATAGTTGTCGTTGTTAAGTAAATGATGATATAAGTCATCAGGGTGCTGTCTTGAACCTATTACTACTACAGCAGTATGTTCCTCTTTACGACTTGATAATGTTGTAGTCCACCACTGTCTTGTGTTTTCTCTAGCACCAGGTTGCATAGTTGTTTGGTGGTCTTCAATGTCATCAGCAATTATTATGTCACAGTCTCTTGATAAAATCTTACCACCTTTACCTACAGCAACCATAGTAGGTGATTTAATACCAGGAACTGTTCTAGTGCCTACAGTAAATTGATTAGATGCCCACATTTTTCCTGACCTATTGTCAGGTTTAAAGTTTTTGCCAGGTTCACAGAAATCATCTTTTAATCTATCGTTACTTTCAAGTTGGTCTAATACTGCAGATACAGCATTCTTTGCAATATCCTCATTACCACCTACCCACATAATCCTTACATTAGGATTTTTACATATTTGATATACTGCAAAATGTATTAACAGTTCTGTCTTTCCGTGCCTAGGGGGCGACAGTATCAGTAATTCTTCTCTGTTATCTATAGAACTGATTATGTTATTTATCCAGTTTTCATGAAAGTTTGCTGTTTCATATTTCTCACCAGTCTCAGTAGCAAAGTAGTTGTGCCGAAAGGCGGAAAAATTTTTTAATGATTTCTCTGCTTCCTTAGACACTTCCCAATCTTCAGCATCTAGTTTATTTTGTAGGTCTATCTGATAAGCAGCGTTCATCTTAGATATAGTTGCAATAGGGCAACCAATAACTTCTGCTGCCTTAGTAGCAGTTAATTCACTATTCATTACTTTGTCAGCTAAACCACTATCTACATACTCTTGATAATGTTTGCCTTTCATTGGTGTTAAGGCAGAATACTTACTATTTATAGGTTTGTCTTGTTTTTTGTTATGCCTGTACTCTTTCATATACTGTCTGCGTTGGCATTGTGTAGAACAATATTTAGATTTATTTGCTGTTAATCTTTTTCTACAGTTAGTAGCGTGACATACTTTCTTAGACATATATTCCTATCTTTTTTGTAAAGATTTGTGTAATGGTAATTATATGGTAACATACTTTAAATTACAAACATTGGGAACAAGTAATTAGTTACAAGTAAAGTTGCAATCGGGGTGCAGAAAGCTCAGGATAGGTAAAACTATAAAGCAGTAACACAAACTGAGTACTCAAGGACTAGCTAAAATTCTTAATCAAACTCTTTTTTTTATATAGCCCGCTACGCTCAAAAGGAGTACAAAACCCTTATTAGACTTACCTTTACAATGTTTTACTATAATATTTCTTTCTACTTACATATATACAGGTGGGGGTACGCATATTAACATGTGTGGGTCATACGCATTACACATACATACATATGCAGGTAGCCCGTACACATAATGCATAGGCAGATATGTCATGTGCTTGTGTATACAGATGTATGCACCCATATACAGGGGTATGCAAGTTAAACACCACTATATGTAGTAGTATTAAGTTCTTTGATACTGTTAGGAACTCTTAGACTATTCTATAAGAATAGAGTACAATGAAGTACACAACATATTGTGTTTCCCAATGAGACCACTAGATGTAGTGGGTATTGCCGAGAGGTAATAGTATTTAACCCCTTACTCTTGTAAGGGGATTAAATACATTAATCCGTGTGAAAAGGAGCAAAAATGCCGTGCAATTTCTGTGGGTCTACCCACAACACATCATACTACACAGGCGATTACGAGTGCTATGTGTGTCGTCCGTGTGCTACGAGCGAGATTGAAGTGGATTGGACAAGAGATGTGTAAAGAGTGTTATAAATTGTTGCGTACGCAGGGGATTGCGTGTGACGAGTGCATACAAGATTTTCTGCACAACAACCCAACAGATGACGATTACTTAGGGAATTTAACCCCTTAACTTGTTAAGGGGATTAAATCCCTATTGCTGATGAAAAAACAAAGCATGAGCCGTCAAGGTGGAGCTAAAACACGTAACAGCAACGTGTACCTGCGTGTGCAGGTGGACATGCCTATATGTATGTGGGGTGTGTCCAAGTGTACACACATACGAGAGGAGCTTGTGAAAATGAGCAAATTGATAAATACAAACACAACAACTGTGTTCAACGTCCGTGATGACAAGAACGCACCTATCCCTAACTACTTCGTAGTTAAGAACAACGAGACCAAAGAATACTTTGTCTCAGACGTACTGGTGGGTGATGTGAGCGAGCTTACGTCCAAGAACACTGTTAGTCCAATGACTAAAAACTACGCAGACGCACAGGACATGGTCAAAGTCTTAGGTGCAGATGTGACACTCAATCACATCACACCTGAGGGATTAACCAAAATCCGTTCAGAACGTGGTAAAAAGGCATGGGCAAAAAAGCAAGAGTTAGCTAAAGCTACAAGCTAGTGTTTATCTCGCACCTACCTGTGATGGGTAGGTGTAGGATATACATAACTGTATATTATACTGTAAATATCCGTTCTAAAGATAAGGAAAGATAATGATAAAAAGCATAAAGCAATATAGTAATGACCACACACGTGTGGGTAGGTTAATCATTTGGTTAGCTTATGCGTTAGGATTGCATGATGAGTGTAACCCTAAAGCTCTTACAGGCGTACAAGAGTGGGAGTGTTGGTGCGTATGAAAAAACTAATAACAAAACTTAAATTATGGTATTACTTTAAATATTCTTATCCTAAATGGGAAAAAAATACTACTGCGTACGAAAGGTGGCGAAACTTTCTACACATGAAAGCGTTAGCAGAAAACGATATGCTACCTCGCACACGTAAATAATTATTTAACCCCTTAATTTATTAAGGGGATTAAATAATTAGATAGGAGATTTTATGAGTGTCCGTGTAAGTGGAAATGATAATGACATGTTATGCGATAATTGTAGACAAAACAATTATGCACGTGTAGGCATACATAGCAATGTTAAAAGTACTGTACACGTAATGGTGATGTGCTTTTCATGTAACTATCAAACAGTAAAAAAGTTAAGTACGAAAAGGAACTTATGACATTACACGACAAAACTTCCCCACGCTATCACGCAGGATATGACTTTACGTTTCCAAAGGAAGCGTTTAACTATCGCAGTGATTTGTATGAGGAAGTAAAACGAATACATAAACAAAAGAAACGTACATACGACCTTGACGAGTTCAAGAGACGTTTGTATATAGATTAGTGTCATGTGGTGTGTCATCTGATGCACCACATACACGGAAAGTGAGAAAACAAAATGGGCGAAAGAGCCAATGTTCTGTTATATCAGAAACGTGACCTTACACACGTAGTGAACCATAGTGGTGGGGATTTGTATAACTACAGTCCTGTCATCTATACACACTGGGGTGGGTATGAAATGAAAAACGTTGTGAAAGAAGTAGCACAATATTACAAAGAAGATACAAGTGATACTAATTGGGAACCTGACATGCGTGTAGAAGTTGAACGTGTGTTTCCTAAATTACTTGTTGCTTGTATTAAAAACGGATTGCAACCAAGCGTATTCAACTTTGACATGCGTAAGTTTGAACACGAGTTGCCGAAGGGTAATGACATGCCGATTATCGCAGATGATTGGGGTACATTACTTGTAGATATTAATTCGTGGTCTTATGAAACATTAGATTACGATTGGAGTGATGTAAATGTTTAGTATACAAGGGTTATTTATAACCTTTATGTTCGGTGTATTGGTGGGTATGGTTATATTCACTATCATGTACATGTTCAATGAGATAAAGAACAATCGTGCAGAAGAAGATAAACGTGCAAAACTAAGCGAAGATTTCATGCGTGATTTCTTCAGGGATAAAGAATAATATTTATTTAACCCCTTAATTTATTAAGGGGATTAAATTAATATAGAGAGGAGCTGTTGTGAGTTGCAAAAAAGGCGTTTCACGATATGCGAAAGACGTTGATGAAAATGATGAACTTATTACCATTGGGCATAAAAGCGTTCCCGTGATAGCTGTTAGCCGTGCGTTTGGTAAGACAACAATTACGTATGGGGATACGAACAAACCAACGCAACGAGTATTTGTTGACAACGAAAACGTTGTTATCAATGAGAAAATTTATCGGCAACGCATAAAACCCAACAGGTAGGGCTATCGCACATACTCTCCATAACCTTGTACTGTGATACAAGGGGGTATGTGCATAGCTTAGTGTCTATTGTGTGTATCTAATATCCCTGTTAGTACGTATAAATACTCACATAGTAGGCACTAAGGTATTGGACAAGCCCTATGTCAAATACTGTCGCAATAACACGACATAGAGGAGGTGGACAATGCGAATAAAAATAGGTACAAAACTAGCGTCTTTGCCTACGCCAAGAAAGTTTGGTGTCGGTGCAGAAACAATCTTTATACGTAAAGGTTGGGACAAGACGTTACAAGAAAATCCATTTATGTGGGTTTGTCTTGACGTTTTGCCAAAGAACGGAATGAAATCCAATGGAACATACTGGACACGTGCTAAGCAGTACAATGAACGTTATGGGTCAGAGGGTTATTCGTTTTCGGCAAGATATCTTGACGGAGTGTACACATTTTGGGGTCGGTACGAAACCAAATAATTCGTACAGCTATCTATGCAAGACGAGAAGATACATTTTATGAGAGTGTTGATGAAAAGCAAAGTCTGTAGATAGCTTGTAGCACATAGGACGCAGAAGAACGTTCGCTAACTAAGAGAGACTGAGACTGTGTGTTACAAGCTATCTATAAAGCCCTTGCCCAATAACCCTCCTATCGGAGGATAGGGAAGTAGGACGAAGTAGGTAGCTTGTAGCACATCTTAACCATTCAGTTGGGAACCACATTGTGGACTGGTGTGTTACAAGCTGTCTACAAGAAAGGAAAGGTGATACATATGTTACCTGACGGCATGGTTCGTAAAGAACCACCAAGCACTACGCAACGTGGTGGACGACAACCTAAAATTTTGTCACAGGACAAGGTTAAAGTGTTGTTAAACAACCCAAACACGTGGTACGTAATTGCTACACAAGATACATGGTCTAGTGGTGTTGTGCAGAATATACAAAGCATGACACAACGGAACATATCACACTTGAAAGATAAAGGGTCTTTTGAGTGCAAACAAAGAAGAAATGAAAATACAGGTGTGGACTTGTTTTGCAGGTTCGTACCGAAAGGATAAATACAAATATGAGTAAAGACAAAACTTGTTGGGATTTAGCCCAACTCGTAATAGGTAATTCAAACAGAGTACTCTTATACGGACCTCCAGGTACGGGTAAGACACATACTGCTGTAAAAGAGAATACACCATTGAACATCAATGGGGAAGCAAACGTATTCCAAATCACTATGACAGAGGAAAGTTCAAGTGCAGACTTAATGGGCTTTTATCAGATAGGTGAAAATCAACAGTTCGTATGGCATGACGGCATAGCAATTCAAGCATGGCGTAATGGTGGTAGGTTAATCATCAATGAGATTGACCACGCTTCACCTGACGCAATGACATTCTTGCATGCAATACTTGATGACAAATCAGTTGCAGGTATCACTCTCAACAACCGAGAGAAAGAAACTGTACACCCTGCAGAGGGATTTCAAGTAGTTGCAACAAGTAATGCTGACCCCGAGAGCTTACCTCAAGCAGTCAAGGATAGATTTCCTGTATCTATATACATGGATAGTATCAATCCAAAAGCACTTGAAAAGTTTCCTGAGGAATGGCGTGAAGTCATAAACGATACTGCTACAAATAATGAGGAGTATGAACGTATCTCTGTTCGTAAATGGGAAGAATTTTTCAGACTTACAGATGAGCAAGGTGTGAATATGGACGTTGCAGGGCAACTCGTATTCGGTGATAGAAGTGAGGAATTACTTGACGCTATCAAACTTGCGAAAGTAGAGGGATAATGTCGTACCTATATCATGTAGGTGAGGCGTCAATGGACGAAAGACATTGGTCTATATCGTCTCCACGCATACTTACACAAACAGAAATAAATAACGCATTTTGTAATGCTAACTTTGAAATTGGACAAAAGCCACAAACAGTTGTACTTGACACAGGTGTTGAAGTTACAGTTGTATTTGAGGGTGTTGAGTTTGGTGATGACGCACAAGTTAGTTTATATCAAGGCGAGATTGCAGAGGAAGAGTAATGAAACATAGACCCTTTCCCGAAATTGTAACGGGTGAACACGATTGGGAAGTCTTCGAGGACACTGAACGCCCTCGTACAGACATGACTAATCGTAAAATGTATGTTCCTTTAGATGATAACTGCCCACGTTGTGGTTTACAACATGGTCGTATGGTTCGTAGACACGAACTTGGTCACGTTAAATGGTCACCAAAGTCTATGGGTAAGTTAAAGAAAAACGTTGTGGAAGAAGCAGTACATCTGCTTGAAGAAATACGTATCAATACATTGCTTACAACATACAAGATACCAATGAACGAGCCACATAAATGTCTTGAAGATGTAAAGATGTTTACAAGGCAACTTGTTGAGAAAGGTAGTATTGCAGAGATACTCAAATGGTGTCTTGCGGGTACATTCTTTCGTAATAAGCCAAGAAGTTATTGGGAAGATAGAGCGTATTGGCACCCTAACTCAAATGGTAGGCGATATCATAGTGAACATTATCAAATGACTTCGCTTAGTCATGAGTTAGAAGCAACTCTTGAAGCTATGTATGACTACATAGATAGTAACACTCTTACAATGGGCAGGATAAAAGACCTGCAATATGTGATTGAAACTACTAAATACTTTCATGAACGTATGATAACTGTAAGTACTAACTCAAGAAAACTTGCTACTAACTTATCATTCCAACGTGTAAAGAAGTATGCAGAAGAACTATCTGACATACTCAATATGTTCAATGAGAGACCCGAAGAAGATGAGGTCATGCTTGAAGCAGAAGCACAAAAGGAACTTGAGGAGTTACTTGATGATGAGGAGCTTGAATTATCTCAAGAGGAAGCATACAGTGAAGCAGGGCTTATACAACCTACAACTGTTAAGGACTTGCAAAAACGTAACAAGAAAGATGAGTTGGAAGTACGTGTTCAATGGAACAATTCCAAAGATAAACCTATATGGGGTGAAATGGAAATACATACACCCTCATGTACTGTGAACTTATCTAACAAACTACGTCAAGGATATGTAAAAACACCCAAAGAATACGGACAGACACCCGATAACTTACAACGTTATTGTGTAGATAGAAAAGTCTTTTCCAAAAAGACTAAGGTTTATGGTGGTACTGTTCTCATAGACGCTTCGGGGTCAATGGACTTTGATGGTGATGACATACTTGAAGTAATGAACCAAGTACCTGCAGTAACTATTGCTATGTACAATGGTCGTGGTAATTATGGTAACTTACGTATCATTGCAAGAAATGGTCGTAGGGTAGATGATGAGTACTTAGATTATCATTCAGGTTCGGGTAATGTCATTGACAAACCTGCACTTCAGTGGCTAGGTAGACAAGCACCTAAACGATTGTGGGTTTCAGATATGTACGTTGTACCTACAAGTGGAACATCTCGTCAAGCATTAGATGAATGTCTTGATATTGTAAGAACGTATAACATTACAAGACTTGCAAACATTGATGAAGTAAAGCTATTCGCAAAACAATTAAATGTACTAAAATAGGGAATGGTTATGTTATCGGGCAACCGATACATGTTTCCTTTCGCATGTAGTGCATAACAAGTAAGTAAGGAATAGAGACGTAAGAGAGCTACGTACGGGTTGTTTTTCTCTGTAAGTACTTCAGATATTAAACTTGCAAGATTTGTTTCCCTCATGAACACCTTATTTACGTTTATCTATATTTACCTATATTCGTCTTAGCTTCGTGCTAGACTTATCTCATGGTAGATATAAATAAATTACTAGAAGAAGCCGAGCATGGTGAAGTTGGTAACTTTGTAGAACGCAAGATTACTGATGAAGCTATGCCGTTTTGGAAAGCTATAGTTGAGCGAGTACAAAATGGTAATGACGTAAAGCCCTATCGTATAGTCAAAATACTAGAACGTGAGTTTGGTATCAAGGTTAGTGATAGTGCTATGCGTAGATATTTACGAGGTCTTGCGAATGGTAAATAAAAATTTAGCTAAGTTACTTGCAGAAGCAGAAAGTGAAAAGATACTTGAGCTTGAGCAAACAAACATAAAGCTATTAAAACAACTAGAAAAATCTAAAAATAAAACACAAGCACTTGTTGACGCTGTGTATGACGCAGTCAAAACAAGTATTACGACATATCGTGCAGGTAAAATACCTAAACCTAACTTCACTACGAAGAAAAGTAAAGGTCAAGAAATTGCCTGTGCAGTATTAAGTGATATTCAACTAGCAAAAGTTACACCAACATACAATACGGAAGTAGCTGAAGAACGTGTCGTACGATACGCACATAAAATAGTTGAAATTACTAACATACAAAGACAAGCAACCAACATTACGAAATGTGCAGTGTTTGCCGTAGGTGATATTGTTGAGGGAGAGCTTATATTTCCAGGACAAGAACACCTAATTGACGCTTCATTGTACAATCAAGTGACAGTTGACGCACCAAGAATATTGACACAGTTCTTTGACATATTGTTAGCGAACTTTGAAGAAGTAGATGTTCATTGGGTTATTGGTAATCACGGACACTTAGGTGGACGTTCACGTAAAAACTATCACCCCGATAGTAATGCTGACAGAATGTTAGGCAAGATTATGGAGATGATATATGCAAAAGAAAAACGTATTAAGTGGACAATTCCCGACAGTACAGGCGATAATCATTGGTTTGATATTGCAGACTTAGGGGAAAAGTGCAGGTTTTTCTTGTGGCATGGTGACAATGTACGTGGTTTTGGTGGCTTTCCATGGTATGGGTTTGGTAAAAAGATAATGGGTTGGAAAACATTAGCTAGTCAAGGGCTTATGCCCGACTTTAATTACGCTATTGCAGGTCATTTTCATACACCAAACACTCAATACATTAATGACGTACGACTATGGATAAATGGAAGTACAGAAAGTTATAATACATACGCACTAGAACAGTTAGCAAGTATGGGAGTTCCCTGTCAATACTTACTATTTTGTAAGCCAAAGCACGGAGTAACTGCTGAATACCTTGTAAAACTAGGTGATGTATAACTATAATAGATAGTATATGGCAAACATAAATGTCAAGAGCGAACACCAATTAGTTGGTATTGAATACTCAGGCGACAAGCCAATGTTGATATTCAAATCTGAGAATGGAGAAATTCATTTTGAGAAGTTACAACGTGGTGTTTTACGCTTAGACAAAGAATAAAGCAATTTCTTTTACTGTTCTTATTTATTAAGAACAGATAAAAGTAATTGAATAGAGGAAGGAAAAAACATGGCAGACAAGCCAGTTAAATTGCTATCCCCTTTTCCCAAGAAGCTAGTTAAAAAAGCTCCTGCAGGAAAGTTTGGGGATTATGTACCACACGCTAATTATGTAGAAAGACTACGTGATAGTGGTGTGAAATACTCATGGGCATGTGAACCTGTATATGGTTTACACAAAGGTGAGAACAGAATAGTTGGTGCTAAAGGCACAATAACTATTGAAGATATGGGCAGTTATGACGGCTTTGGAGATATTGATACGTTCAAATTAGATAGTCCAAAGTTTAATGACGGCACTAATCTTAAAGACGCAGAGAGTGACGCATTCAAAAGAGCATGTATGCGTTTCGGTTTAGGTGTAGAACTATGGTCGGGTTCTGATGTATCAGAAGAAGAACATACTGCACTAGCAACTACAAGTGACCCCGATACAGACAATGTAATGGTTACTAAAGTAGATATGCGTAGAAAAGAAAACAAGACTGCTCCTGTAGAACCAAGACCTATGGAAGATATAGGCAAAGACGAAGCACCTTTTAGTGATACCTCTCAACCTGCTGATGATAAAGTAAAATTTATTAATCAAACTGTTGATAAGATGTTTGAGGGGGTTGACGAAAAGGTTACACGTTTTGCTCTTAACCTAGCAGAAAATTATGCAAAGGTAAAGAAGTTCGGTAACAAATCTATGTGGTCTAACGAACAAATTGACCAATACCTAGCTAAAATAGAGTTAGGATTATCAAGCACAGCAGCTTCTGTGAGTGATGATGATGATGTTATTGACAGAGCAGACAAACTATTAGGAGGTGTCGTGGAAAAGGTAGAGAACAACCAACAACCTAGAACAGACTTAACATGTCCATGTTCTAATTCACGTATGGTTTATGACAACCGACACGACAAGAAATCAGATAAAAGTCCTGACTTTGTATGTTCAGGTAGAGACAGAGACGAATGTCCTATGCATACAGGTCAATGGCGTAAATCATGGTGGTTAAATTCTAATGACCTACCCAAGGATTGGGGCTTTGGTAAATAAAGATATTGACTACAAACGACAGGGGTCACGTAACAAACGCAAAGGCAGACGTAAGCAACTAGAAGCATTAAGACAGTTACAAATGCCAGAGCCAAAGTTACATCACCTGCGTGTACACGAAGAAGGTTGGAATGAAGCGTTCATTCGTGTTGAAGTCAAGGCAGGTAAACAAGTGCAAACATTGTGGAATAGGTACATGAAAGCTAAAGAGCAAAATGATACTAACTTACCCAATGATGATAGACCTTTTGTCTTTGTTGCAAAACCTGACGGAACAAGCGAGGGGCTTGTGTGTTTTAATATTAAGGATTTAGATGAGTTCTGTGTTGCATACTCATTACATGTTCAAGGTATAAAATACAGGAAACCTAAAAACCAAGAAGAAGAATGATAGAACTAATTATTGCATGTGCAGTAACTACTCCACTTACACCTGTAGCATTAAATAATTATGTTTTATGTTCTGATACGCAAGAAAAAATAGAACACGTTATTGAGTGGTATCCCACTGTAGAAGAACACTTTGAAGTAGAAGATATATTGAAAGCTATGTTGATAATATATTGCGAAAGTTCAGGTAGAGAAACTGCAGTAGGTAAAAACACAAATGGTACAACAGATGTAGGTTTGTGGCAATTCAATGACAACACTTGGGCTTGGCTTACACCTAAGCTCAAGATAACAAGTAATAGATATGACCCATATGTGTCAACCAAAGTAGCTAGTTGGTTAGTTTACAATGACGGGTGGCACCATTGGTCATCAAGTGAAAGGTGTTGGAATGAGTATTTTCTCAGACCCAAAGAAACTGCAAGATTGGGCTATTAATTTAGCTAATGCGTGTGGTGGTTTTAAGTACACTAAAACTTTAGAGGTACAACCACCTGATGTTGACAAAGTAAATAAACTTCTTGATGAGTTTGTATTATCCTTTGACGCAACTATTGAAGCACGTGACAATGCAGAAGAAGAATAACTATACAAATAAGTTTGACATTGACCTTGCAAAAGGTATACAAATGGAAGACACTCTCAAAGAATTTTTTGAGGGCAAACGTATAGAAGTAAAATCAGAACGTCACATATGGGAAACTACAGGCAATCATTTTGTTGAATATGAATGTCGTGGTAAACCAAGTGGCATAGCTGTAACAGAAGCAGAGTTTTGGGCGTTAATGTTAATACGTGAAGATGAAACAATAGTAATGGTTTACATTGTACCCATTGAACGTATGAAAGCATTAGCTCGAAAACATTGGAAAAACAATACTATTGGTGGTGACGACAACGCAAGTAAAGGTGTCTTAGTTCCAATAGAAGAAATAGGAGAATGCATATGAATGAAATATTACAGATAGTAATACTTACGTTAACTGCGTTTATTTTGGGAGTAACTTATGCCAAGAACAACTGAACGTGGAAGTAAAACAATAACTTTGTTCAACATGTTTAATCGTAAAATTACAATTAAATATGAGTACACAAAGTATTATCGTGAAGATATTATGACAGGTAAAAAATCATATTGGAATGGAAAGGATAAGTAATGAACGACTACACATTTGAAATTGTATTTCGCAAAACAATTAAAGCAGATGACATGACAAAAGCTCTTGACTTACTGCAAGAAAAATACATGCGTAATATAAATACATCTACTTTACATAAGGTAGAACTAGTAGATAAGGAAACAACATGAAGATATACGAATTAGTTTATTTTGAAGACGGACAAAAATACAGTTGCTTTACTACTGACTTGGCTAAGTTAGAAGAAATGTCAAAGATGTGGACAGACAATGACATGGAAACTAAATACGATAGTATACGAGAAGTTACGTTTGATAGTCTTGAAGATATACTTAAATACATGAATGAACACATGGCTAAGTATGATAGTGGCACTCAAACAAATGCTTGGTTTAAAGCTAATAAACTTATATGACATTTATGAAAGAAGAATATAAACCCCTACCCTCTATTGTTTACTTAGCAGAAAGTACAATAGAGGGTTTTGGTATATTCGCACAAGACATAATTCCCATTGATACAGTCATAGGTGTAACACATATAGCTCATGATAAATTTAAACATGGGTGGGTACGTACACCATTGGGTGGTTTTTTAAATCATAGTGACTTACCTAACTGTAAATACAAATATGTAGATAGAGAAATTAAAGCTCTTGTAACAGATAAAGATATTATGCCCGAAGAAGAACTAACTGTTAAATACACTCTATACGAAGTTCTTACAAGGTGACAGACAATCTATCAGAAATGCGAGAAGTAGCTCTTGAAAGGGCTAATTACGCGTGTGAGTGGGCATACTGTACGCATAACAAATGGTTAGAGCTAGCACACATACACGGAATTGGTATGGGTGGTAGTAAGAAACGTAAATTTGATATTGATAATGTAGCTATTCTTTGTAAACATCATCATGATATATATGACGGCAGACAAAGAGTAGGTACTAGCGTTGCCTATAGAGAATTACTCATAGGATTTCTTGGTAGAGAACCTACTTCTTAATTTTTTTAATTTTTCCATTATGGGTTCTAGCAAACTTATGTGTTTTAGTTTCACGTATTAACGTTCCGTAATAAGTTTTGCCACCCCATTTCCAACTAACTCTTTTAGCCATTACTTCCAACTCCTTCTAGCTTTAGATTGAGAAGTTTTAGATAATTCACCATAATGAAATAATCTTTTAGAAGATTTATTATGTGTTGCCCCACTATGTAATTGACCATTAGGCATTTTGTGATACTTACCTTTAAACTCTTTACCTGTTTTCAAATAATGTTTTACACCCATTCCCATTATTACCACTTAACTTTGTGTGACCAATAACGTGCAGATAACTTGTCAGGACTTCTATCCTGTGCATTGTGACGTGCGTAATAAGATTTTTTTCGTGCTTTATCCTTTTTACTTTTAGGATTTTTACCTGCACCACGAACTCCTTGTTGACCAAATCTAATTAATTTTACAGTACCACCTTTCTTGGCAAGTACTGCATGTGATTTAGTCTTATGCTTAGGTGTTCTCTTTGGTTTATTGTAACCTGCAAAACGTTCTCCACGATAAACGATTGCCATAAATTACTTCTTTACTTTTTTACGCTTTGAAGAATAGCGTTTTTTCTTACCAGTTTTGTACATTGGCATATTACTCTCCGTATCTTTTACTTATAGAACTATATTTTTTTCTTAAAGGTTTCAATGCTGATAAGTAAGCGTCAGCTCTCATGCTTAACTCATTACTTAAACGTGCGTACCTTTTAGCTTGTCTTAAAGAACTTTCACGTGCTGTACCCGAAGCTAATAATTGTTTACTAGCTTTACGCATTTCATCAGCAACACGTAATTCTTTGATAATGCGTTTCTTAGCTTTATCTTCGTTCTTCATTTTAGGTTTTTCTTGAGCCATTATTTACTAACTTGGTTGACGCTACCTTTAGTTATTTGCTTCTTAGCATATGTCTTAATGACGGCTAAAGCTGCTCCACCACCTGCTAACGCAGCTAACTGAAGTGTTTCAGCTTCTACACCAACAAGAGGGGCTACTGTTAAAGCACCAATAAACGCTTCTATAAAGGTCCATGCGGTTCTCTCTAACATATCTTTAAGGTCTGTACTCATCTTATACTCCCATGCTTCATTCCAAGGTGTCCACCCAACGTCCTTCTTGAACGTGCCGTCTTGGTTTCTTTTTCTTTTAAACTTAACAAACATTATCTATTGTACTTATAAATTTTGTTTGCTTGAGTTCCGTAAATCTTACTTGCTTTTTTAACTTTAGGTTGTTTACTTGCCCACTTAGTTATATCTACAACATCTTTGACGAGCATTGCTGTACCAACTCCAGGTATTAAACGTGACGCACCTTTAACTGCAACCTTTGCACCTCTAGTAAGTAATGCTTTTTTTGCAGTAGCTGACATAGGTTTGCTTGCTTGTTTAATAAACTTTTGATTTAAAGGTGATGAAGTTCCTGCTTTATATTTAGGTTTAGGTTTACCTGTGTATTCATAAAATTCTTTAATATATTTTTTACCTTTATATGTTTCTCTATAATAAGCACCTGTTGGTTTAAAACCTTTTAATATTTTTTGTTCTTTTACAGGCATTTGGCTTGGTGGTTTGTATCCTTTTTCAGGAGCATAAGGAGCTTTTGGTACATATCTTGGGTCTCCAACTTTAAAACCTTTTGCAACTGTAGTAGGCATTGGTTTATTTTTACCTATATAAGTAAATGCACCACGTTTACCACCTTTTCTTTGAAACTCGTCATAAACTTTATCTGCGGCAGTTGCTTTACGAACAGTCATACCTTTTGTATTTCTTAATTTTTTTGGCTTGTAAGGTCTATTAACTTTGTAATCACTTTCACGAATGTTTTTATAAATGTATTCATTCATAGCCGCAACTCTTGGCTTGTTTGATACTTTGTATGTTTTTCTTTTTTTAGCCATTATGTAATAATCCTGCCATCTATTTTAGCACTTAATTTTAAAACATTTCCATTAATCTCTTGTAATTTTTCTTGTACGTCATCTAATTGTACAGGTGTACTGTCAGATTGTTGTACACTATCTGTCAAGTTAATTTTAGAATACTCAATAGTTACAGGGTTTCCTATAAGTAATTGCTTTGCAATCTTGTTATAGAGCTTAACGTATGCTTTACCACTGCTGCCTATAAAACCATCTTCGCTTACATCAAGGTCTTGCTGTGTTTCTCCAACTATAAGACAACCTGATGTATGTTCGTCTGTGTTACCTGCATGTATAAGGATATAAGTAAATCCAGGTACATCTTGTAAATGAAGCATACCATAATGACTATTGCCATAACGCTTCTTATATCTTTCATGAAATCCACCAACTGTTCTAAACTTAACGTCATACGTACCTTCAGGTATACAAGTTTCATGCATAACCTTAACCTCTTGATATTGGTCTTCAAGCGTATAACACTCAAATAAACCATCAATAAATAGTAATCCATTTGTTGCGTCTCTACCGAACTGTGTTCGTACCACCTGTAGTTTCACTACTTATCTCCGCAACAACCGCTTCCGCAGCATTCCATGTTGTCTCCTAGTCTCTAAAGCTAATTGTTAATAACCAAACAGCTAATGTAATTATAGTGGCAAGTCCTGTTATTTGTTGTGCAGAACCAGTTAGTGTAAGCGTAGCAATAACTAAACCAACCAAAGTCCAACTAAGGTTAAGTGTTTCTTTTATTGCTTTGACAAACCAGTTCCATAGCTTGTTAATCATAGACTTCTCCTAAATACAAAAGCTGCCATGCTAACTATTCTAGTCAAAATAACTGGCACTACAACTTCTTGTGCTTTTTCCTTTTGGTCATTAGTCATGTCATCTCCTATGTTATTTATTGTTATACCTTCAAAATCTAAATCAACAAAAACTTCTATGGGATTTTCTATAAATGCTTCGTATTGTACCTCAGTAACAACGTCAGCTAAAGTATAGTTTTCTACGTCTGCATTTTCTACAGCACGTTCTACATATTCTTCTACAGCTTCAGCTACTACTTCATCTTCCTTCACAGCTTCAGCAATAATTTCGACATCTTCAGTATCTACTTGTAGTACTTCAGCAACAACTTCTACTTGTTCTTGTGTAAGTTCTTCAACATCTTCAATAGCTTCTTCAACTACTGCTTGTATAACTTCTTGTACTTCTTCTGATACTTCTTCTAAATTTTGTACACCAACATCATTAACTTCTTCAAGAACTTCTATGACTTCTTCTGTGTCTAATTCTTCTACGTATTCTTCAATAACTTCTGTAACTTCTTCTTTAGATAAATCTTCTTCAATAATTACTTCAATAACTTCTACAACTTCAGCAACTTCAACAATAACTTCTTCTTCAGTTAGTTCTTCTACAGGTTTTTCTTCAACAATTTCCTGTATTGGCTCAACCAAAACTTCCTCTGTAATTTCTTTAACTTCTTCACCCAGTTCCTCCTCAACTATAATTACGAACGTATCTTTAACAATTTCTTCTTCTATAATAATAACTATATCTTCAGGTATATCTATTAACTCAATTTCTTCTATTTCAATATCTTCAAGTTCTTCTAAGTATTCTTCAACTTCAAGTATTGCTTCAAGAAACTCCTCTGCTTCCTCTTGAGTTTCAAACTCATATACCTCAAATTCTTCTTCACGTTCAAGTAACTCAACTTCAAGTTCCATTTGTTTTTCAAGTTCAAGTATTTCTTCTTCAGTAAGCTCAATAAATTCTTCATCTTCATAGTCATTATCCAATTCCAATACCACAATAACATCATCAGGAAGCTGTTCTTTGGTATCGTATTCTTCTTCGTAAATTTCTTCTTCATATTCCTCATCAATAATAATTATAATTTCTTCAGGTATGTCGCAATCACCACGTTCCAAAGCAACGTTAGTAATATAACAACCATAAAGGTCTTCATTAGTTTGCCTTTCGTTATCTCTTTCTACTGTACCATCATCAATATCTGCTTGACTATATATACCAACACTACCATCTTCCATAATAATTTCTTTATCTTCTTTAACATATGGGTCTACATAAGGTTCTTCAGGTTCAGGTGGTGGAGGAGGAGGTTCAGGTATTGTAGTGGTTGTAGTAGTAGAAGATGTAGTAGTTGTAGTATCAGGTACAGTTGTTGTTGTACTTGATGTAGTAGTTGTAGTAGTAGATGTATCTACACAAGTAGAGGTAGGTGCAGACCAATCAGTTTGTGTTTCATTAAAAGGTACTTGGTCAGGTAAAGCTATACTTCTTTCTATAGATAT